CGTCGGCGTGCCCCAGAGCGCAATTGCAGTGGTGGCAGAGCAACGCACGGACCCGTCCGGTGACATGGCAGTGGTCGACGTGCCGCGCCTTACCCAGGCCCATATCCTTGTCGCAGATCGCGCACCTGTTGCCCTGGGCCTCGACCATGGCTGCGAACGCGGCCGGCTCCAGCGCGTAGGTGCGCTTCAGGTGCCGCGCCGCGAAGGCGGCAGCCACAGAGGGATAGAGACGCTTCTTCGCAGCCCCTCGGCACTGGCGACAGTGAGAGTCGAGACCGTCCCGGTTCTTGACTGATCGGTTAAATGCATCCGGCGGCCTGTTCTGTGAACAGCTGGGGCAGAAGCGCAGCGTCTCGGGAAACAGGCTCAGCGGCTCGCGCGACACCCTGCGGTGTTTGCGCTTATGATTCGTGTCAGCCATAGCGGGCGTGCCTCGTCCGTTGTGGTTAGGACTGGCGGGACGTTTGGCGCGTCCCGTCAGCCCGCTCATTCTACAGCTGTTTGGCCCTCAGAGTCCCGCATCCGGCGCTGATCTGGCGGCGGTCATGCGGGAGCCGGTCTCAGTGGGTATTCGTGGTCGCACTGCTGGCACGTCACCATGCCGCTGTTGATGTTGATGATCTTAGTCGCGCGACCATAGCATCGCGGACAGACGCGCCAGGATTTAGGCTGCTTACGCGTGGCCGGCGCAGGGCTGGCGGCGGTCATGCTCAGCCGCTATCGAGCAGGCAGCCGACCCCGATGCAGATCATCAGGACGAGCACCACCGCGATGTCGGCCATGCGCGATCATTCCCCTATGATGGCGGAGCCGGCCGGGACGCGCCCCGGCCGGTGCCGACGCCGGCACGGTGAGATGCCGGTTCAGGAAGCGATTCTGATGCACAATCATCAGCGTCGCCTGCCCCGTATCGTGGTCTTGGTCCTGCTTCGGATCAAGATCACTCTGCGGCCGTAGGCGGGGCGCCGTCTAGGGCAACCTGGGCGGCGCCTTTCCTGAAGGCTGGAGACCACGTGATGAGTTTCACTGACCCACAAGCCCGATGGGAACCGATCAAAGCCCTGGCGGCCATCCTGGCGGCCGCGGCGGTCATCACCATCGCCGGCCTGACGCTGGCCAACTGGAACAGCGAGCCACAGCTGATCGTGGTGCGGTTTGAGCAGCCGCTCCGGGTGCAGTTGGTGCCGTGACCCGCTGGCTGGCCTGCTACATCGTAGCGGTGCCAGCCGCGCTGCTCGCCTTCGCCGTGCTCAGCCTGCTGCTGCATCACCCACCAGCGCATCACCCGCCAGCGCAGCGCGTCACCAGGCTGCCGACCGCCAGCGCGATGGCGACCCACGACGCGAGCGACAGCGCCAGGATCACCAGCGCCGGGTTCACTTCCGCACCGGCTTAGCAGGCGCTGGCGGTGCTGGCTTCGGCTGCGCTGGCTTCGCTGGCTCTTTGGCCACCTTGGGCGTGCAATCGAGCGTCAGGTCCGCCGTGCCCGACAGGAAAATCCACGCATTGCAGGGCGGAATGCCGTCACCGATCGCACCACCGCACGACGCGAGCGAGACCAGCAGCAGCAGCCCCGCGCATCGCATCGCACATCCCGATCAGGCTACGCGCCAACAGCCTCGCGCTGATTGGCCACCAGCCGCTGGGCTGTTGCGTCAGCCTCCATCGCCGCAATGGCGCGATCGAACAGTCGCACCACGCTACGGCGCGTGTGGCTGTCGTTGTAGGTCGTGAGATCGCCGAACTCGCTGGATGCGTCGCGGCACTTCCGCGCTGACTTCGGCAACGCCCGCCAGAGGTAAGGCAATGCGATATACTGGATGAACCCCCGTGACGTATGCTGTTCGTGCCACAAGATCCAGCCGACAGCACAGTGGTTGCCTTGATCGTCCTCAAGATGACCAGCGCACCAGCGACCTCCGGCGATGAAATCGCGCGAGCGTCGGACAGCATCGAGCACGCGTTCGATCAGCAGCGGCCTCGGTGCCTCGGGCGGGATCATGGCATCGAACGGCATTACGCGATCCTCCAGTCGTCCACGTCCTCGCGCCCGGCTCGCTGGAACGCTCGGTCCCATGTGTCGATCGGCGGCGGCTTGGGCTTCTCCGGCTGCATCTCCCGCCAGGCCAGGCTCATATACCGCGCAGCGTCGCTGCCGTGTGAGCTCCAGTCGTGCTTCGGCCGGTCGTGGAACGTCTTGGCCTTGTCGTCGTAGTCCGCGCGATACGCCCGCAGCGCCTCCAGCCCGTCGTGGCATTTGTCCTGATCGAACCATGCGCGTGCGATGGTCAACCGCGTGGCGTTAATGCCGTCCATCACGCTGAGCTTCGGCACCAGGCGCGGATGTCGCGAGGTCTGCACCTTCAGCGTCTCGAAGATGCTGCGGCCGGTGCCCATCTGTCGCGCCATCGAATCATGCGGCAGCCACTCGGTCCCGTAGGCGTAGGGCTTTGATGCGAGAACAGCGGCGTAGTGCGCGACGTTGTAGCCAGACGCTTCGTAGTAGTCGATCACGTGCAGCTCGCTGCTGACCACCTGAAAGAACCAGATGGCCGTGCTGTCACTGATCCCCAAGTCCCACGCGGTATGCACTGGAATTGCGGGATCATACGGCACAGTGCCGATGCGCCCGGCGGCCTCGGCGTCAGCAATGTCGCGGCCGTAGTATGCACCGAGGATGGCAGCGTCGAACGAACAGAGGAACTCCTGGGCATACTGCTCTGGAGTCAACGCGGTTCGCATATCATCCAGCTCGGCGTCTGACAGGATGCCGGTTTCATCAGCTTTCAGCACCAGCGAGATCCACGACGGATCGGATTGCGCGTGCTGATGCAACTGGAAGAACTGATTGCGACCCTTTGGAGTTCCGATAAACACCGCCCAGCCATTGCGATCGGATAGCGCAGGCCGGATCACCTCTGACCACGCTTGCGGCGGCATGTCTGCCACCTCGTCCATCACGACCGCATCGAGGTAAATCCCGCGCAGCCGGTCGTAATGCTCACAACCGTATAGACGGACGCGCGCACCGTTCGGAAAGATCACCGACAGATCAGACTCGCGCTGCTCGATGCCGGGAATGTTTGACGTGAAACGCTTCAGGTAGTTCCAGCAGATGTCTTTCGCCTGCGCGTATGTCGGCGAGATGTAGGCAAATCGCCCGTCCGGTTTCTTGCAGCGCAGCGCTGCATCGATCAGGTCCATCACCGTCGCGACGCTCTTGCCTGCGCGACGGTGCGCGACGATGCAGGCCCAGCGCTGCTTGCGTCGATGGAACGGCAGGAACTGCTTGCGCGGTCGATACCCGAGGTCGATCTGCTGCGTCGGCATCAGTCCGCATCGATCTGATAGTGCCCGATTTCCTCAGCCTCAGCCTCGATCTGTTCCGGTTCATCGCGCGCGACGCCGGTCACGACGTTGATGGTCATGGCGAGGGCACCGCCATCGGGACCGACGACGACCTGCGCCGCCTTACCCCAGCCGCGATCGAGCAGCGCGACGGCGGCTGGCACGCGGGTTGTCGGCACGGACAGCGCAGCGACGAGGGCGTTGATCGCGGCTGGCGTGTGCGTGCGCGCCATCTCTTGCACGTCGACAACGGCCTTCGGCCTGCCGCCTGGATTGCCGCTCTTTCCCTTCGTCCAAGGTTTGAGATTAGCGGTCCCTGCGTGAGCCATTGAAGTCCCTAGTGATCTGAGTAGTTCCTCCGGCGCCGGGTGAGAAGCGACGCCGGAGGTTCCTCTGCCGCAACCACCTGGGGGGCCGATGCGGCGGAGATCATGTGCGCCCGAACAGCCGCAGGAGCAGTGCGTTGCGAGCCGATGCGGACAGGCTGGTGATGTTCTGCCAGTGCTGGCGCGCGACGTGCGGATCGGGGAACGGCGCTGATCCTGGGTCGTCCACGATGCGGCGTGGCGACGTGCGGGCGATCAGGTCTTCCACGATACCGGGCGGGATCGGTGTCGGCTGGCCGTCGTCGTGGCGGATGAGGTCGGCGACGCCGCGGCTATGGCGGATCGGTCCCCACGGATCGTTGCTGGCATCGAACGCCACGAACAGGTAGCGCCGGAACAGCGGCACGATACCGTGGTGGCGATCCCAGTGCAGCGGGAGATAGGCGTTCCAGCGCTGCTCGGTGAGTGCCTGGAGGGCGAGATGCTCGCGCGCTGGGATGGCCCAGACGCAGTGCCATCGTGGGCCGTCTGGACGCCTGCCGGACGAAATGGGGACCGTATCGAGGCTGGTCCCGATCTCGTGCGCTGCAATATCAACCACTTGGCGTGATTCCACGTCAAGGGGCATCGGGTGCTCCGCAGCGATCGCATGGGTGGCGCAGGCGCTTAACGCCGCCGCATCGCCTGCAGCGTTCAACGACGACCCATCTCGTGACATAGCGTTTCCCGGCCCGCACAAGCCCCAGTAGCCGCCTGCGCCATCTGGGGGCTATGGGATGGCGGCGAGCCACCCAGGCGGCCTGTGCGGTCAATGTAGCCGCCTCTTGCGGGTCTGTGCGGTCATCCAGCGGAGCAGGGCGCCGGCATTGACGCCGCAGAGGTGCGGGTCTGGGTCGCCTGGCGGCTGAGGATCTGGGCCGAAGTAGCGCAGTTCGATGCGTCCGGCGCACATGGCGCGGAGCAGTGCGTGCGGATCGTGGCCGTTGCGCATGACGTGGAGGAATGCGCCTGACACCTGGACCCAGACCTCGTCGGCCTCGCCGGCTTCGACGAGTGCTGCGGCGGCGGCGTTGATGGCGTGTTGGTCGATCATGCGGCGGCCTTTCGCTTGGCGAGCTGCGCACGGAGCGTGGCGAGCACCTCGGGCGAGACGGCGCCTGGTGCCTTGGGCGGGGTGACGGCGTCGGCCTGGTCCGACAGCGATCGGATCGGCGGCACGGCAGGCAGCAGCCCGAACGTCGATCCGCGGGCGTTCTCGTCTGGCAGCTGCAGCCAGTGCGGCGGCAGCATGCCGAGCCGCTGCGGCGCGTAGCGGTTCAGCCCCTCGACCGTCTTGCGGCGGAACACGAGCTGCGCCGTCGCGGTGCCAGGGCCAGTCCAGCCGTCGACCTTCGCCACCCTGGCACGCAGTTCCTGGTCGGTCATCGTGAGCCAGAACTGGCGGGTTTCCTCCTCCCGATCGACCTCGCCACTTGGCGCCGGCAGCGCCCGAGACGGCGGCCGGTGCGCCTGCCACCAGGCGGACAGGTGCTCGGTCAGCTCGCCGTAGCTCGGGAAGAACCGGACTTGCCGGGCGACGTGGTTCAGCGAGGCGCGGCTGAACGCTTCGGGCGGGTAGTCATCGCCGAGCATCGCCGACATGCCGGCGACCTTGGCCTTGAGGTCGCTGATCGGGGTGGCGCCGGCGACCAGCGTGGCGAGATCGTTGAGCCAGGTGGCAGCGACGCGGCTCACGACACCACCCGGAGGAAACTGCCCTGCGGCGGATGCTCGAACGTTTCCTCGTAGGGCAGCGGGCTCAGGAACGTGCCGAGGTTGCCCGCCCGGCGGATCTGCTCGTGCTTGCTCATGGCGTGCTCCGGTCGGCGGCGCGGTTCGCTGGCGTCCTTGCGCAGCCAGTTCCGGAACGTGGCGTCCCAGTCGGCCTTGAGCTTGCCGTCGCCGATCGACCAGTCCCGCATCCGATCGGCCGCCATGGCGACATCGGCCTGGCTGAGCCCGAGGCTGTGGCCCAGGTCGCAAGCTGCAACCGATGGTTGCCACGCTTCGGGGAGCGGAGTGGGGTGGCGTCGCGCGGCACGCGCGCCTCTCCCTTCCTTCCTTCCCTTAGGGGATTCTTCCTTAAGGGGACTCAGTGCAGTGGTTGCACCCTTTTGGGCCTCCAGGGGTGCAGTGATTGCACCCTCATGGGGTTCTGAGGGCTCTAGCGCGGCATCTAGGGGTGCAATGGTTGCACCCTCCAAGGGTGCAGTGGCTGCACCCTTTTGGCGCAGGATGGTGAACACGTAGCGGCAACCATCGCGTGCAACTGAGATAAGGCCGGAGGGCAACAGGCCCTTGTTCAGCACATACTGGATCGTCCGCCGGCTGAGGCCGGTATCGTCCATGATGGCGCTGACGGTGCCTTTCCAGGCGAGGGTGTGCCGGCTGACCCGCTCGGCGATGGTGATGAACATGATGCGCTGCGCGGTCGGCAGCTTGTGGTTCCGCGCCGCCTCGATCGCCCAGGCGCAGTTCGGACAGTTCGCTGCCTTCATGGCACAGCCCCCCTTGTTCGGGCGGGGGAGGCGCAGTAAACAAGGGATGTCGAAGTTCCCTGTTTATCGCGCAGCCCCACGCCGCGTGAGATCAGTTCAGCGCCCGTCCGTGTTTCCGCACGGCGGGCGTTGCTATTTGCGCCTGATTCTGCCGCCATAGCAACGGCCTGCGCGGTCATCACTGCGCTCTTCATCAGTTCAACCGCGCCAGGTCATCGCGCGTCAGGACAGCCCGCGCGTCCAACTCATCGGCCAGTGCGATCGGGTCAAGCTGCCGCAGCCACGCCCGCACCTTGCCCTTCATCTCACCGCCCAGCATGCGGAACCACTTGCGGAACGCGTCCTCCGCGTCCCGTGGCGGCGCGGTGCCGGCCAGGATGTCGGCCATCTCCAGCGCCACCCGCTCCTGCTCGACCTGGCCGGCGCGGTAGTCCCGCAAATGGGCGACCTGCTGCTCCAGCTTGTCGTAGCGCGAGGCGTGCTCCAGGACGTGGGTCTTGTTCTCCAGCCCCAGCTCGGCCGCGACCTTCTGCGCCGCTGGCTTCAGCCGCGTGGCGATCTTGACCGCACGGCGAGCGCTTGTCTCGGCAATGCCCAACTCCCGCGCCGCCGCGCGCACGCCAGTCTCTGGACGACCCTCATTCCGGGGTAGTTTTGCGCCCCCGGGGCGCGAAACTACGGCATCCCTTTGATCTCGCTTAATCTTTTGCGCCCGCAGCTTGACCCACCGACCGACCAGCACGCTCCGTTGCATGGCGGTCAGCTCAGCGCGATGGAAGTTCTCCGCGATCTCCCACAGGTCGGCATCCAGCTTGTCGGCCATCACCGTAGCTTCGATCTGCTCCCGGCCCAGCCGCTTGTAGCTCTCCAGCCGGTGCCGGCCGGTGACCAGCACATACCGGCCCTCCTGCTTGCCCGGCCGCACCGTGATCGGTGTCCGCAGCCCGATGGTCTCGATGCTGACCATCAGCTCCTTGACCTTGGCCGGCGCGACCTTGCGGCGGGTGGAACCGATCGCGATGGCGTCGATGCGGATCAACATCACACCACCTCCGGCAGCTTATGCTCGTTCGGCCAGCGGATCGCGTGCTGCGTCAGCACCTCGTCATCGACCCAGGCATTCCATGCCTTGATGATCCAGCCGCACTGCTCGGTCTGCGCGCGGTATTGGCGAGCCTTGCGCCCCGCCGGCACCGAGCGGAACTTGCGGCGCAGGTTGTAGATCGTGCCGTCCTTCGGCAGATCGAATCCCTCGACCAGATATTCCCAGAACTCGGCGAGGCGGTTCCGGTGCGGCGACTGCGTGGCGATCATCCAGTAAGCCAGCGCCGCCGACGAAACGATGGCGCCGCGGTCGGTGCGCAATCGCAGCGCGCCCTCGATCGCCTTCGCCAGCACGTCGCCATGCATCTGCTGGCCCAGGTCGAACACCAGCTGATCGTCAGGCATCGCGCCGCTGTGCTGCGTGCGATACCGCAGCCGCACCACCGCCGCCACCGATGCCGCGTGCTTGATGTCGGCCAGGTCCAGGTTCTGCGTTGCGTTCCGGCGATTGCCAGTGTCCATCGCGGCAAATGCCTTCGGGTCAACGCCGAAGGCGACCCAGACATAAACCTCGCTCTTGGTCTCGATGATCGCCGCCAGCCGATGCTGGCCATCACGAAACTGGCCATTCCAGTCGAACGCCATCCCCTGATGCGGCATCCGCTCCCAGCGCCCGTCGAGCAGGACGACCTTCCATCGCTCGACCCAGACGCGACTGATGCGCCGGTTGAGCCCCATCAGATGAAGCATTGCCGTGGCCATGTTGACATTGACCAGCAGCAGATCTGCCCCGTCGGTGTGCCCGTGCTTGAGGATCAGCGCACGCAGTTGCCGCAGCTCATCATCCAGTCCAGCGGGATCGCGCTGCTGTTGCTCGATCGATGGCGGCACGGGCCGGTTCTCCCGGATCAGGATCTCGCGTGCCTGGTGTTCGGTCAGTGTCTTACGCGGTGGGGCCATCGATCTGTTCCTCGCTCATAGGGGCGCTCCAGTCTGCGCGCACATCGATCTTGGCGCGCCGCAGCGCGGGAATGAAAACCGCGCGGATTACGGCATTGGGGCCGCCCTTGGCGTCGCTCCGGCAGTAGCGCACCAGCCGGCCGAACTCGGCATCGTTGATCGTGCAGATGCCGCTGTCGGGATAGGTCCGGTCCAGCAGGAGATTGACGAACTTCTGCGCCCCGCCGAGCGCGCTGCCGGATGCCGGCGGGTCGTAGTGCTTCAGCATCCGCCGCTCGTGCGGCTTGAGCACCAGCACATGGGCGCCGTCTGCCGGCATGACAGGCCCGCGCTTGTTCGGCCGCCGGGGGCGCCGGGGCACGGCATCATCTGCGCTCATGCCACGCTCGCCCGCAGCGGCACGCAGGCTTCGCGTAGCGACTGCTCCACCTCCTCGACCGACCGGCACAGGCACACCGCGGCGCCGCAATAGACCAGCCGCCGCGTCATCTCCTTCTGCGCCGCTGACATCACACCGGCCTTGGCCTTCAGCTCGATGAAGATGGCGCGGCCACGAAACACCACGAGCAGATCCGCGACGCCGGCCGTCACGCCCATGCCCTTCATGCGCGCCGCCTCGCGCGGCGACCGCATGCCACCGTTCGGAATTGCGAACGCTACACCATCCGCCGGGAGCGCCAGGCGGAGGAACTCCATCACGCTGCGCTGCAGCGTTTCCTCGTCCCGCTTGCGCACCACGCGCGGCACCGCCTCCGCCCACGGCATCGCCGGCCGCACCGCACGTCGGACGCTCGCGCTCACGCCGCCTCCTCCGCGACGCGGAACGCCTGCCGCCAGCAACGCAAGCACCAGGCCCGCCGCTTCTCCCCACGCGACACAACGATGCCGGCGCACGTCTCTGCCTCGCTGCCGGGCAGGAACGCGATGGCTGGGGCGGGGCAGGTGTCGCACTGCATCATGGCGCCACCACGAGCTTCTGTTCGGCGAGCCAGCACAGCAACGAGCAGTCCATCGCCGGCGCGTCGTCCACCGCGTCGGGGTCAGGCTCCAGCTCATCGAGGAACAGCCGCTCGCGCTCGCCGGTCGTGCCCTTCACCAGCCGCACGCCAAGCTCGCGGCTCAGCGCCGCACGGCGCGCGAACACCTCGGGATACAGTCGGCGCGTGCGATTCCAGTAAGACGGCGATTGCGCCTGGACGCAGCCCTGGCAGTTGGCGTTGGCGAAGCCGTCGCGATACGACTGCGGCAGCACCAACCCGGCGCGATCCACGATCGCGAAGCAGTCCTGCTTGGACAGCCCGTCCTCGATCAGCGGCGTCACCAGCCGCACGTCCGGGTTCTGCTCGCGGAACCGCTCAGCCCGTGCCGTTTCCTCGGTGGTGAAGCCGAACGCCTGCAGGTCAGGCCGCCAGGCGGTCTCGAAGTCCCACCGGACCGCTTTCTTCATCTCGACGGTGCAGCTCGCGCCATGCGGTCCTGACATGAACCGTCGCCGCGTCCACACGTCCTCGCACGACGCATACTCGGCACTGCGTAGCTCGGTGATATTGCAGCCGAACCACGCCGCGCAGTCGGCGGCGAAGCGATCGTTGTCGGCGTGCTCCTCGGCCACCACGCAACGCGCCACGGCAACGTCATGCGTCGCGCCATAGGCGGCAATGACCAGCTTCGTCGCGACCGCGGACGCCGCGCCACACGAGAACCACGACACAATGCGCTGGCGGCTCATGGCGCGGTCATCCCGTGGCCCAGCGTGCGCAGCCGGCGCCCTTCCTCGGCATAGCCAGGGTGGCTCGGATCGTCCCGCCGTGCCGCACGCGACAGCCGTTCCGCGTCCATCGCCTGCTCGCTCGTCAGCCCCAGCTCGCGGCCGATGCGGATCATCGCGTGCAACGGCACGACGTGTGGCTTGCGGCGCTTCGGCTGCGGTGGTGGAGGCGCGGCAGCAGGATCCGCCGCCCAGGTCGCATTCCGCCCGCGCGCCTTCTCCCGTCCCGGACAGCCGCAGCCGGAGAACAGCCGCCCGCGCGCCAGGCTCCGGCTGTCGAGCGCCGCCTCGGTGCCGCAGACGCAGCGCGCCAGCCACATCGCATGCATGCCACGCGTGCCAGCGCGTGCCACCACCGTCAGGTCGCCGCACACCTGGCCCGGCGCGATACGGCTGGTGCCCGCCATCAGTCCGCCTCCGCCCGCCGCGCACGGCCCTCGCGGAACGCCGCCACGAGCTGCGCGTGCGAGCCGCAGTCCGCGCAGAGCCACGCCCCGGCGGTCGCCTCGGGCCGCACCAGCAACGGGCGCTCGCATATCGCGCAGGACGTGGCGACCGGGGCGGGCGCGGTCATGCCGGCACCCGGCGCCTGACGCAGCGGGGCTTCCAGCCCTTGAACAGATCGGGGCGAAGCTTGTCGCGGCCGATGCCGGATATCCGCTCGACCGCCACGAGCCGGTCCTCTGGCACGCGGCTCCATTTGGCAATCGCAGCGGTGCTGATCCCCAGACCGCGCGACAGCTCCGCCATGAGGCCGCGGCGCGATCTAATGAGATCCATACCCTGCATCAGCCATGCTAACCACCACATAGCAGGCCGGTCAAACCGAGATTATGGGACAGCATCGACCATCTGGCCGATTGCTAACCAAACGTAAGCTATGGCAAGGAGTGGTGCCGGATGGAGCGGCTAGACATGGTGAAACGAACCCCGCCTGATCGTGGCTTGGCCACGCGGATCAAGGAGGCTCGCCTTGCCATCGGCCTGACCCAGCAAGAGCTGGCCGATCAGCTTGGCGTCTCCCATGGGATCATCCAGATGTGGGAAAATGCCCGCCGGTCGCCCTCGGTCGATAGCCTGCACGCTGTGGCCAATGCGCTGATGATTGAAACCGCTGATCTTTTAGGAAAAGACCAGACGCGGACTGGCTATACGGCGCCGATCAGCGACCCGCGGGAGTTGACCCTCATTCGTGAATGGCGGCGCCTGTCACGCAGGACGCAGGATAATCTACTTCAGTTGATCGGCGTGACCCTCGACCTTGCGATCGAGCATCAGCATCAGCATAGCGAGTCGACGTAGCTCTATCGGCGGAGGCGTCGCGCCCGGTCGGCAAATTTGGTGGTAGACCCGACAATACCAACCATTCTTGTTGCCTGGAACGCTAACCATCGGTAAGGTATGGACCCTAACCACGGGGCCATCATCGGCGTGTCCTTCCATTATTTCCCCCGGATTTTCGGCAGATCTGTCAGACAGCCCACTGACGCATCGTCCGCGTCCGGCGGCAATACGTGCATTGTAACCCATCGGTCACAACCCGCGAAAGATGGTTTCTGGCGTTACACAATCGGTATGCGCGCGTTAATCGGGCGTAAACTATTGGCACAAAACGGGAATCCCGATTGTAACAGCCAAAAAGTTGATGACAGATTAACGCAATTCGGCTGCTCTGCTTCGCGGGATGGGACGACCGCCGCGAACGCGACCGATAACGCATCGGCATCTCCAGCGGCGCATGGAGCTGTGGCTGGCCTACAGCTACCTGGTCGCCTCCGCCTGGATGAGCGTGCCGGGCCACGTCCGCCTCGGGCTGCACATGATGGCCGCCGACATCGCCGACGCGCTGCGCCGCAGGATCAGGCCGCCGCGCCGCTGAGGCTCGCGCCATGACACCCACGCTGCGCGACATCCGCCTGCGCGACATGCTGGCACTCATCGCCGAGTGGCAGCGCGCGGACGGCGAAGAGCGGATCTATTGGCGCCGCCATGCCAGGGCCGCGATCGAGGACTTCCGCCACTTCCACCTGGAGCCAGAGGCAGCGGCGTTCCGTGCCGCGGTCGCACGCATACGCACACGACGGGAGGCAGCATGAGCGACATATCACCCGCGTCCGCCGAACGGCTGGTCGAGGCGCTACGCCAGCGTGAGCGGCTGCTGGAGGTTGATCTGGCGGAAATCCGTAGTCGCATGGACGAGATTCGCGCCAGGCTGGACGAGGTCCGCGTAATGCTGGAGATCGCCACCAGCCGCCCCAGAGGTCGACCGCGCACCATGCGTGGTGTGCGCGGTGACGAACCGCTGCCACCGCCCGCCGGATTGCCGCTGCAGTCGGAAGAGCCACCGCCGGAGGCCGCATAGATGATCAGCGACGAAATCGCCTGCGCGGCAGACAGGCTAGCGGGTTATGGCGCGAAACGCCGCAGCATGGAGCCGGAGGTCGCGTCAGTGCTCGCGGCACACCTGGCGTATCTGGCGCAACGCGTCGCGGTCCTCGAGGCCACGCCGTTCGTCGCGCGCATCACGGAGGACAAGTGATGCCCTCCGCCTATCAGATGGAGGCGGCCATGAGTGCCGCGCTCCAGGTCAAGGCGACGCTCTCGGCTGACGGCGACGACGCCCTGTTGCTCGGCATGCTTGAGGGCGAAACCGACGTGTTCGAGCTGGTGGACAAGCTGGCCGAGCAGGCGGTTGCGGACAAGAAGCTCGCGGAGATGGCCAGCGAACGCGCCAAGCGCCTGGAGGCCCGCGCCAGCAAAAACCGCGACCTGATCCTGCGCATGCTGGAGGCCCTCGAAGTCCGCAAGTTGGAGCGGGCCCTGTTCACCGCCTCTGTCGGCTACCGCACGAAAGCAATCGTCACCGATCCGGAGGCGTTGCCAGAGACGCTGATGCGCCGCTCGCCGGATCTGCACGCGGTCGCCAAGGCGCTGAAGGACGGGCCGGTCGATGGGGCCGAACTCTCCAACCCGACACCAGTGCTGACACTCCGCACGCTATAACGAGGACAGTCCGATGAACGCCATTGTGCCACACGCCGCCGCGTCGCCACTCGGGTATGCCGACCTGGAACGGTTGGCTGCCAGCATCGCTCAGAGCGGGCTGTTCGGCATCAAGACCAAGGACCAGGCCATAGCGCTGATGATGATCGCTCATGCCGAGGGCCGGCATCCAGCTTTGGCCGCGCGCGATTACGATATCATCCAGGGCCGACCTGCCAAAAAGTCCGAAGCCATGATGCGCGATTTCATCGAGGCGGGCGGCAAGGTCGAGTGGCACACGCTGACAGATGACATGGCGGACGCGACGTTCACGCATCCGCAGACCGGCAGCGTCCGCATCGACTGGAACATGGAGCGCGCCAGGACTGCGGGCATGGCCGGCAAGGACAACTGGAAAAAGTTTCCGCGCTCGATGCTGCGCAGCCGCGTGGTGTCGGAGGGCGTCCGCACGATCTGGCCGCTGGCGACGAGCGGGATGTATGTGCCGGAAGAAGTCTCGGACATGCCGCGCAAGGACGAGCACAATGGCCCGACGCTGGAGGCCGAGCCGCAGCCC